AGGTATCGGTGCAGGTAATAATCACCTAATTGATACTACCAAAAAACTTGAAAAATCATTGATTGTTCTTGACGGTGTTGTTCAAGATCCTATTTCTAGAACACTGGTGACACATGAGACTATTGAATCAGTTGCTGTTGGTAGAACATTTATCGCATTATCTGGTATCTCAACTCTTGTTCCCGATTACATTTTAAAAATTGGTGATGAGATGATGAACATTTTGAATGTTGGACTTGGTACAACAGGACTTGGCCCAATTACTGGTATTGGTACTTTCCAACTTGTAAATGTTGCTAGAGGATTTGTTGGAACAACAGAAGTTGCTCACGAAAGCAATCAAACAGCAATTGTCCACAGAGGGGCATTTAATATTGTAGAAAGTGATATTTACTTTGTTGATACACCTAAAGGTTCTGGTGGTGAGTTTATTACCGATGATAGAGGACTATCATTTACTAGATCCGAATTTAATGGGCGTGTTTATCTAAGAAATGATTACACTACGAATGAACTTTATGATGATATTTCAACTGAATTCACTGGTATTGGTAGAACATTTGCACTAAGTGTTAATGGTGGAAATTATCCTGTTGGTCTAGATACTTCTAGTGGAAGTGGATTACTCTTTATCAACGGTGTTCATCAGGGACAGTCAACTGATAACAACCCTCTAAATGTATATTCAATCTTAACTAACGAAGATGATGTAGAAGTATTATTCAGTGGAACTAAACTGATAACTGGTGAACAGTACATTAGCGAACTTGATGCTATTAAAAATCAATTACCAGTTGGTGGTTCAATTATTGCTATTGGATCTTCTGGTGGAATTGGAGTAGCACCTCTAGTTGGAGCTAAAGTCATTGCTGAGGTTGGTGCTGGTGGTAGTATTACTAATATTATTGGTATTGATACTGTAGGAACTTATACAACGATTACTGATTTTATCTATGATGGAATAAGTGGTATTGGAACAGTAACTACTGCATCTGCTCATGGATTTACTAGTAATGATTTCGTTGATATGAGAAACATTCAGTTTGAATGTACTAGTGGTTATGACAGTCTAGTTGGCGTTTCTACTGTTGATTATGATAATGTATCTGGAATCATGACTGTAACAACATCTGGCAATCATAACCTGAATAAGGATATGAGAGTTCAGTTTGATGGTTTACAGATGATCTGCCCTGCAGGATCTTATAATAAGAGAGTTGGTGTTACTACATTTGAATATAATAATGTTGTTGGTATCATGACAATTACCACCGATCTTGTTCATGGATTGAATCCTGGTATGCAAGTCAAACTTGAAAGATTTGAGTTTGCTTGTGCCGCTCCTCATGCTGGTGTCACTACAACATTCTTCCCAGATGGAACAAATGGTAGAGTCTTTAATGTCATAACCAAGAGAAATAGCACAACTCAATTTGAAACCCAAGTTGGCGTTTCCACTATCCCTCATATTCCAACTGGAACAAGTGAGGCTGCAGTAGAAATTGGTGTTACTACTGATAGGTTCCCAAGTGATATTGGTACTCAGTGGGGTATTAGTGGATTTGATTACACCGAGTCTATCGGTGTTGGTACTATCACTACAAAGGGAACTCATGGAATTGGAATTGGATCTTTTGTCAGATTGGCAAATCTCGAATTCTCATGTGCTTCTGAGCACTCTGGAGTCACTACAACTATCTTCCCAGATACTGTAATTGATGAATTTGAAGTTACTGCAACTTCAGCAACAACACTAACAGTTAATGTCGGACCATCAACAATTGCTCACACATATACTAATAATAGTGGACATTTAAATCGCGTAACATACGCTGATAGTTATTTGGTCAATTCAATTGTTGGCCCAACAACATTCGTCACTAATGTAAATCCTGTCGGTTTTGCACATACTTACGTTGGTGGTGGTACTGTTGATACTGGATTTACCACAACTAGGTTCCCCGATAATAGAGGAATACCTTATGCAATTGATAATTTTGAATATGATAAGACCACAGGTTTCTCAACTATTACTACTAAGAAAAATTACAGCGGTCTTGCTGTTGGAGATGTAATTAATCTATCTGGAATTGCACTAACGTGTGGCTCGGCTCACAGTGGTGTTACCACAACTATTTTCCCAGATGGAACTCAAGGATTTGAATTTAAAATCTTTGGTCTTCCTGCTGCTAATAAAATTATCACTAATGTAGGAGTTTCAACAATTGATCACAACTATGATGATCATGGAATTGTGTTTGGTGTTAAATCAGTTGGACCATACGAAATCGATACTATAGTATCACCTACCGAATTTATAGTTGATGTATTTAAAGTTGGATTTGCACACACATTTGTTCCAAATAGAAGAAAAGGTGGTGTAGATCCTGAGGCTGCAAAATACAATTACTTGACATTCGGTTCTGGTTACTTCAATACAGTAGATGTTGTAGTTGAAGAGGAAGGTCATTCTGGCGCTGCTGCGACAGTTACAGCAATAATTCCAAATAACGAGCATAGATTCGTCTCTGCTTCTGCTAATGGCGTTACTAGAAGTATTGGTGGAACACTAACAGTAAGTGATTCAGATTATGATCCTGTAACTGGAATCCTTACAATAACATTTACTGGATCACATGGATTGACCGCAAGTTCAAATTCAATTCAAATTGCAGATGGCTCAATAGTATTCACATGTGCTCAAGACAGTCATCAAACCGTACATCCATATCCACGTTCTACAGATCCAGCATCTGGAGTAGCTCTTACAGTTCTTACCACACCAACTGCAACCAAGATTACTGTTAACGTTGGAACTTCATCAAATTCAACAGGCGGTATTCTAGAATTTGCAATTGCAGGTGGGGGATCTGGATATACTAATCCAACAATTCAAGTTCAAACACCATCATACTCTGATCTTCCAATTGAAGGTGTTAGTAGAAGTGGTCTTGGTAATACAACAGAAACTGGATTAGGTTTAAACGTTGATTGTGTAGTTGGATCTGGTGCTACTGCTGGGGTCGGAACAGATCTCTTTGGTATTGTTAATTATCAATTATCCAGTCCTGGATTCTCCTTCAAAAGAGGTGATATCTTTACTCCAGTTGGACTTGTTACTGCAGCAGGAATAATAACTGAATATTCACAATTCAATTTGGAAGTTATTGAAATTATTAGTGACACGTTCTCTTCATGGAACTTTGGACAAATTGATTATATTGACTCAATTCAAAGTCTTCAAGATGGATCTAGAACTAGATTCCCACTTAACTTGAATGGAATCCCCCTAAGTTTCCAAACAGATCCTACAAATCAAAGATCAGCTGAGATTGACTTGGATTCTGTTCTCCTGATCTTCGTCAATGGTGTTGTTCAGGTGCCCAAAAAAGATTACTTCTTTGAAGGTGGTACAAGTTTCAACTTCAACTTTACCTCACCACCATTGCCATTTGATGTAATTTCAATCTATTTCTATAGAGGAACTAGAGGAACTGATAGCTTCATCGTTACAGTATTTGAAACTGTAAAACCTGGAGATCAAGTTGGACTTAAGAAGTTTGATGGAACCGACACTATCACTCAGAATGAAAGAACAATCTTCTCTATTAAGGACTCTACAGATATTGAAACAAATGTCTATAGAGATCAAGGTATTGAGCCAAACGTCTTCAGACCAATCTCCTTTACCAGGCAGAAGAAAGATATTATCATCTCTGAACAAATTCAACCAAAAATCAGAGAAACACTTGAAGCACAAGTCATGCCAACGAGTAAAATCATTGGAGACCTTGGTTTAAGTGGATCTGAAATATTCCTTGAGAGTTCAGATCTCTTCAGATATGAGCAAGATGAAGGAAACACTGGTCTAGTTGTTGCAGATGGTCTTATTGTTAAATATAACGATCCCGTTGCGGCCGCAGTTACAGCATCAGTATCAGTTGGTGGAACAATTACATCATTAACTATTGCAAGTGCTGGTTCTGGATATGCTGATGGACCTGTCGAAGTTTCTATTGCAAATCCTTCAAAAGTTGACAATCCAAAATATGGAATTATTGGAATTGGAACTACTGCAATTGCAACTGGCAGTGCATCAGGTGGCATATTAACTTCAGTAACACTCACTAATGAGGGATTAGGTTATGATCCTACTAATCCACCAAAAGCAATTGTAGAATTCCCTGCTTCTGAAACTGAATCTGTTGTTGGTGCAGATGTCATTCTTGGTTATGCGGGTATTATTACTGGAATCGGTACAACAACTGGAACTGGTAGTCATCCTCTTGCAATTAAACTTCAAGTGGATTTGAGTGATTCTGGTCCTGTATCTTTACTACCAACTTTACTAGAAGGTTATCCAATTTTTGTTAAGAATACTGTTACTGGATCTGGAGTTACATCAGTTAATGCGGATGATTCGGCTATAGTTGGAATCGGAACAACTGTCCTAGATAACATCTATACAGTAAACGCATTTAACATTGAAGGTAATACAGGTATTATTACTTGCAATATTAAATCTGACACAAACACTATAGGAATTGCAACGACAACTGGTACAAATATTGGTGAATTCTCTTGGGGTAAACTCTCTGGATTTACTAGAGGAACTATTCCAATTTCAATTTCCGTAAGCGGAAATACTGTTGATGTTGGACTAACCACTTTCCCTTCAATATCAAGACGTGGATTGGGACTTAGAAACACTGGTAGTCTAAGTAAAATTATCTTCCTATAACTCAACGTATAAATAAAAAAAATTCCTTTTAACAGGTAGTAATGGCGGCTATTGTAACGGATCAGTTTAGAATCTTAAATGTCAATAATTTTATTGATTCCGTTGAGAATTCTAATAATTCATATTATATCTTTACATCTCTACCAAATCCAACTTTACTTGTTGGGTATGGTAGAACATCTGATTGGAATACCAACACTGCTGGTCCTCCTAGTCCAATTGATAATTTTAATTACAGCAATCATGCTTATGATACGATGCTGTTTGGTAGAAAAATTACTCCTGCCAATATTCGTAGAGTTATTAGAAGAGTTGATTGGGAACAAGGTAATGTATATGAACAATATCGTCATGACTATAGTGTAAATAATCTAACACCAACAACGGGATCAACCAGACTTTATGATGCAAGATATTATGTAATGAATTCTGATTTCAGAGTTTATATTTGTATTGAAAATGGAGCAGTGCCTTCAAATCCCTCTGGAAATTCATCCCAAGATGAACCAAATTTCACAGATCTAGAACCAACTAGGGCTGGTAATAGTGGTGACGGTTATGTTTGGAAGTATCTGTTTACAGTTGCCCCAGCAGATATTATTAAATTTGACTCAACTGAATATATTACTTTGCCACCAAATTGGTTAACTAGCATTGATCCACAAATTTCAGTTATTCGTGATAATGGTGATTCTGAAATAAATAACAATCAGTTAAAAACAGTTTCAATTAAGAATGCTGGATTTGGTTATGGTCTAGGTCTTGATGTTGAACTAGATGTTCTTGGTGATGGAGTTGGAGGAAAAGTTGTTGTTTCCACTGATACTAGTGGAAGAATAACTAATGCTCAAATATCTGCTGGTGGTAAGGGATATAGTTACGGTGTTATTGATCTTGGTCCTATTCAAAGTGGTAGTTTAACTGAATTTGCTGAATTAATTCCAATTATTCCACCATCTAAAGGTCATGGATATGACATATATAAAGAACTTGGATCAGAAAAAGTTTTAGTTTACTCACGTTTTGATGATTCAACTAAAAACTTTCCAACAGATACTCAATTTGCACAAGTTGGTATTGTAAAAAATCCAACATCTCTTGGATCTACATCTAATTTTTCTTCTAATGACTTTAGTGCAACAGGTCAAATTAAAGTTGTAAATCCATCTGGCAGTTTAGTTGTTGGTAATACGATTAAGCAAATTGTAGGAACCACAACAGCTGTTGCATACGTTGCATCTTTTGATGAAGAAACAAATATAGTTAAATATATTCAAGATAGAACACTTTACTTTAATAAGACCACTGGGACACAACGCGATTATATTGGTGTTACTTCTGAATCAAAATATGCTAATTTTGAATCATCTGCAGAATCTATCACAACAGATGGTGGATTCTCAGCATCTGTTGACACCTCATTTACTGGAATTACAACAATCATTGGTAACAACGTTATCAATCTAGGAGTTAATTTTACAGATGGAATCGCAGACTCTCAGATAAATAAGAGGTCAGGTGAAATAATATATCTAGATAATAGGCCAACAATTGCGAGAAACTCTCGTCAAAAAGAAGACATTAAAGTAGTACTGGAATTCTGAAACAATGGCACAAAAGACAAATCTAAACACAACCCCATATTTTGACGATTTTAACGAAAACGATAATTTCTATAAGGTTCTGTTTAAGCCAGGGTTTCCAGTTCAGGCCCGAGAGTTAAATAATGCACAGTCTATTCTCCAAAATCAAATTGAACAATTTGGAGATCATTTTTTCAAGGATGGTTCTGTTGTAATTCCTGGTGGACTTACATACGATAGTGAATATTATGCGATAAAGATTAATCCAGAATATCTTGGTGTTTCAGTTTCAACATATGCTAAAAGTTTTATTGGCACGGAAATTTTAGGACAAACTTCTAGAGTAACTGCATCTGTTGTAAATGTACTATTTGAAGAAGACTCAATCGATAATCAACTGACATTATATGTCAAATATTTAAACTCTAGTGAAGATGGTGCTTTCTCAACATTTTCTGAAAGTGAACTCCTTCTTGGAGAAGAGGATGTAACTTATGGAAATACAACTATTTCCCAGGGAGCTCCCTTTGCTCAGGTT